GTTACCGTCCAGATAGTTCCACCGAAGGCGCCGGCCCCGACCTGCTCCATGCCGCCGAGTACTGTAATGTCGTTTAAGCTAGTTGACTTCCAGACACCCGATACGGTTGTGGTAGGTCGCCAGATTGTGCCGCCGAAAGTACCCGCGCCAACCTGTTCCATGCCGCCAAGCTTGGCAACATCGTTTAGGCTGGTATCCTTAAATTGATCCATTTACTGCCCCTGGTTTTGCTGGAGCTTCTTTAACTCCTCAATAAGCCGGTTAATGGTCATCTGCCCTATAGGGCCGCTGACATAAGGCGAAGCGGGGTTAGTTGTGGTCGGCGGTCCGGCAAAGTTAGGAACTGATATCCCGCGAGGAGATATTCGACCATGTATCGGTCCGCCGCCACCGCCAAAAAATAAGCTAGTAAACGGCACTGGCGTTGAAGTATCTCCCGCTCCTATGTCAGCACCACGTCTCGCTGCGGAACCAAGATCGCCTGCACTGACTCTTTCTAATTCTGCTGCCGCCATGTTATGCGCACGCGCTAGAGCGGCCGCGTCAATTTTTGCTTTAGTTGAGCCTTGCCCGAAAATGTCCTCTTTGTTCTTTTCGAGAACGTCGAGCACGGTTTTACCTCTGTGAAATGCGTCGTTTATCTGTCTGTAAATATCTCCTGCTCCAGCAGCAGTATTATCAAGTTCATCTGTAATGGCTTGGCGCAGTTCTCTATTTGCCTGTGATAGATCGCGGCCTAAAATTCCCCCCTCTGGTGCTTTTGCCGCAATACGCGCCCTAGCCCCAAGTTCCTGCGCCGCTGCAATTGCGTCCTTTACTGAAATTGCATCCCCTGTAGTCGTTCCGCCCAGAACAAGATGAGCCGGAGCAGTCGCCCCTGCGCGTCCGATTATGCCTAAATCTGAGCCGTATTCGGATTTTGGAAGATACTTTTTAATAATCCCGGTAATTGTCGGGTTTTGCAGAAACGCGTTAGGCCCGACTTGATTTTGAATATCGTTAATTCCATTCTGAAACGCATCATTTAATGCCTTGTCACCCTTGCCGCGTAAAACAACATCAGCAAATCGCGTTGGGGTAAATTTCTGCCCGCCGACGCCGGGGATAATATCGGCTAACTTGCCGCCGTACTCATCAAGCAGCTTTTGCACTCCACCTTTAGCTTGCCGCCCAACATAACCGGCCGCCTTGCCGATCAAATTGCCTGCGGCTTCACCGCCCATTTGCCCTACAGCTGCGCCGGCCCCTTCCTTTGCCACTTCTAACGGCTGTGTCTCGCCACCTGCTACACTCCCGCCCATTGCGCCAAGAGCAGACGCACCTGCGCGAAGAGCCCACGGTGCTATCTTCGCGGCTGCTGCCGCCTCTCCAACGCCGGGGATTGCTCCCGCAGCAGTTAATCCGGCCAATGCGCCCCATTGCCCCGGGGTATCCGGAACCAGATAAGACGCCGCTTTGCCGACATACGGAACTTTAGCGATTGCCTCTTTCGGCATCCTTGCAAGCTTAGTTAATGTGCCTTCATTCTGTGGCGCTACCTGCTGTGGAGCTACCTGATCGAAAATATCACCGCCGGTATTACCGCCAGACGCTAAGGCTACCTGATCGAAAATATCAGCCATTAGAAGCGATAACCCCTCTGCTTTGCGATCTCCCGCGCCTTGTTTTTATCGCCGCCCGCCTCTTTGAGAATTGCCGCTGCCGTTTGTGCATCTAATTGCTGTCCTGGTTGCCCGGTTGCACCCATGTCGGTAATAACTAGGCTAGGATCAATCTTTTGGCTGGTTGCGAGCCGGCCATACTCGTTAACACGTTGCTGGTGTTGCTGAGCTTCGGCGTTGTAAAGTTGTGAAGCACGGTTTAGAAAGTCTTGCCGCATCCCCGGTGTCATCTTGTTGCCGTTCCATACCGAGCCAACAGCATCCCAAGACAAGCCGAGGCGTTCCATTAATGGCTTAGCCGTGGCTGCTGATCTAAACTCGGACTCCCGCACCACACTGCCGGGGTCTAGCATCTTCATGTAGTTGTAAAGCATGGAAAGATCGCCGGCCGGCGTAGGACTCTGCCCCGATGTTTGAATCCGATTATAAGAATCGCGTACCTGCTGAAACCCTTTGCTTTGACCCTGAAACTCCTTGCGCAATTCGGCCGCTTGATTGAATCCGGCACGCGATTCGGCCAGACTGGCGCGATCGTTAGCAGCACCGATCCTCTGGCCGGCCATAGCTAAAGTGTTCTCTAAGCCTTGCTGTTTCAGGCCAATCATTTGATTTAGATAATCTTCATTGCGTGGCGGTAAGAATTGCTGTAATCCCGGCGGATTTATACGCGCGACTGCCTGTGCCGATGGTTGACCTTCGGCCGGCGGTGTATTCGGCAAGCCTTGAATCGCGGTTTCCTTGGCTTTCTCGGCGTCTAGTGCCGACTGTGTTTTTTGATTGCTCAATTCCTTGCCGGCAATATCGGCCGGAGTGCTTAGAATCTGCTTGAACTGCTCGGGATTGGCGCCCGTGGCTGCACCGAACCGCATGGCGAAATTCAAATCGAGCGGCTTTCCTGCTGTTGGATCAACAAAGTTACCGCTTTGCGTTAATGGCCCCTCTGTGCCCGGCGGTCTTGGTTGCGCAGGTTGCGGAGCATAATCCTGAGCGAGTTTATTCAGTTGTTGCTCTTTCATGCCTTGAAGGTGTGCCCCAACTAGTAACCCCGATAAGTGATCAACAGCCTGCGGTGGAAGTCCGGCATTAAGAGAGGACTGAATAAACTTCATCTGTAACGCCGGCATTTTGGTTTCGTCAGTGTTGTTTTGTATTTCTTGAACTAAGCCCGGCATTTCATTATTGATGAAGTTGTCCAGGCGTTGATTTGTTCCACCCATCGCCCGGCCAATATTAGCGGCTGAAGTGCCGCGCCCCGCTTCTACTAAAAAGTCTGCTAGTCCCATAAAATTTAACTACTACCGCCGCCGAAGTTCATAAAGCTGCCTTGAGCGTTACCGCTGCCGCTGATACTGCTACTACTAGCATTACTGCTTCCGCTGCTCTGCCCCGTTGAATACCGCCCCGCCTCAATAGCTGCCTGCATCTTTTTGAGCCACAAATCCATTAACTGCTGTGCCGTGTCGGTGTTGAATCCCGTTTGCCGTGTTGCTTCTCCGGTATCGAAAGCGGTTTGTCGCGCTGCTTCCGTTTGCTGTGCTCCAAGTCGGCCCAATGCAGCATCGCGTGCCGCCTGCTGCAAGTTTTGCATGTAGCTGCGGTCAAGACTTGAACGCGCTGAGCCTTCAAGGAACTGCGAGGGTGAGTTGAGCGCGCCAGTTTGTGCTAACTGCTCGCGTTGCTGGCCAACAGCGGTGTTATAGGCTTGTGACAATTTAGAGGATTGAGTGTCGTAAAGATTATTTTCAAGCTTATCGAAGCCGCCCGGTGCAAGCGGGGTATAAGTGCCTTTCACATACTGCGGATTGTAAACCGGCGCATTAGTAGGATCTTGAGCATAATTAGTAGCCTGTGTCATAAAGTCGGGATTGTATCTAGTGCCTGTCTCTGAGGTTGCCTGTTGCTTCGACTTGCTCTTACTACTGCTCTTGCTACCGCTTCCACCAAGTCCGGCACTGATACACTCAGCTACAGGTCCAAAATACTCGACACTTTCACGCTCAACGACTCTGCCCGAAGCTATATTGACAACGATTTTACTGCTGACTCGCATAGTTCAATCCCGTTTGCGCCCAATAGCGGTTGTTTTTGACAAAATGAAACTCCCACTCGTCTTGTCTGTAGCGATGAAACGCATAAGCACGGGCCCTGAGCGTTTTTACTATCGTGCTTACCATTCTGAGACCATTTTTCTGGGTAATCAGCACGGCCACATAAAGCAGCGGCCCTTCAGTCAAGTCGCATCTTAGAAGCGTGTCATAGTCCTGGTCTGCCACCGCATAAATCAGCTCGGGAAAGAATCTATAGTAGCCTAAAAGCTCTTTTTCCTCAGGAAAGTAGAACAAAGACCCGTTTTGCTCACAGATTTGCAGTAGTCGCGCAATCTCATCGCTCTTTAAGAATGGGAATGTCGCCGCTATTAGTTCGTGAGCAAGCATTAGAAAACCATGATACGCGCCGCCACGCTCGCTGTATTAGTTTTCAAGTAGATTTTGTCATTATCCCATGCCGTTGTACTCTTATAAGTTACCGCCGCTTTGTCCTGGCCGATAACGATAAACCCTATTGCTGGCGTGCCAAAGCCGTGCTCTATCGAGTATTCCGCATCCGGTGTTGCAGGTGTTGTTATGTCTATAAACTGGCGCTTATCGAGCGCGTTATCGCAGACCTCATCCCATTGCCCATTTGATGCGCCAGCGTCGATGTAACGCTTCATAGTCCTAGATACTCGGTCACGATAACTACGCCTTGACCACCGGCGCCGCCATCAAGCGGTGTAACCTCGTCACTCAAGCCACCACCGCCACCGCCACCATAAACTTTCCCCGGTTGCGCTAATGCCAATCCAGCAACCGCACCCATACCACCACCACCCATCAATGAAGCGCCACCGTTGCCGCCATAAACCACGTTTGCGAGCGCCGCATAACCATGTTGTCCGTCACTTCCAGCCGCATTGACCAGCCCATTAGTGCCTATGCCACCGCCCGCCTGCGCTGGGCCGATTGTATTGTCTGACGATGAAAAAGCGCCACCTAGCCCTCCGGTAGCGGTCAAGTGACTTCCGAAGCTCGATGTAACTCCCTGCCCGCCTGTCTGCCCATTACTGCCGCCGATACCACCTGCGCCGACCGTAACGACTTCCGTCGGGTTAAGAGCCGGCGCCAAGACAATCTTGCGCGAATAGCCACCGCCAGAGCCGCCGCCTCCTGCTCGTGTACTGCCGGGTACTCCTGTGGCAATCGGACTGCCACCACCACCGCCACCGCCGATTACGATCACGTCGATAAACAGCAGATTGCTCGCTTTGGTCCAGATACCGTTGCCGGTAAACGTTAGTATTCCGGCAGAGCCTACTTTCTGAGCCCGAATAGTGTTAAGGTCCGCGCTCAAGTTTAAAATCTTGGACTGCTGAATATTTGCCAGTGCGGTAATGTTTGCATCGTCAAGGTTGCCGTTGACAAGACTATAAAGCGTGTCGAAGTCGGCATTGACCTGCGCAGCCTCACCGCTCTTGGTGGTACCTGCAACGAATGTGAAAAGCTTACTGACAATTCCCATTTATGGACTCGTATTCAAAGTAAACACATCGTGGAAACGCCGGTCCTTGCTGCGCGACTCTACAGCTAAACTGAAGAACTTGAAGCGCGAGCCGTCGCCGGTATTGAACACCTTGGTTGAATAGTATCGGCCGTACTTATAATCGAGCACCGAGGTGCGCGCGCTATTAAACGAAGTGCCGCCCCATGTGCCGATATCCCATGTTCCAACGTCCCAAATGCCTGTTGGAGCATCAACGGTAACGTTGCCGCTTGAGAGCTGCTTTTGAAAATAATCAATCTGGTAATGCACCGTCTTAGTCGCATCAAATACAGGTTTGATCCAGCGCACTTGTTGATTATTAAACGGGCTGCCAAAGTAGCGGGTAGTTAGAGAGCAATCGTAATCCACCCCTGCGTCCTGAAAGCCCGTGTCAAGCCGCCGTATTCTGCCATCGGTAGACAGTCCGGCTAAAAGCTCGCCGTTATCGTTCACACCATCAAATACGGTAAAAGAATCGACATTGAACCCTGTGTACTCAGTCCATGCGATCTGTGAGCCTGCCATGTCAATATTAGTGCCGACCCACATTGTGTCATTAGCGCCACCCGAAGTGTCGAAGCTAAACCAATACTGCCTGAGCTTGGGGTAGTACTTCCCAACCGCGCCGCGGAAGTAACTCGTAAACAGAGGGGTAATTTTGCTAGTAACGAGCGTTGTAGTATTGCCGTCCGTAATGTAGATGCCGTCCTTGCCGCCGAATATCACGCCTGCGGGAATAACCTGGCCGTTACTGATTACCGTCACTACATCGGCAGACCACGGAGAGATACAGCCAACATCCGAGTACTGGCGAAACACATTACCTAGCAGCGGAGAGCCCTGAAGGCGCCATAGGCCGGACGTCTTGCCGACAATCAACATCTGGTTCGCGGCCTTTAGAAACTGTGCCGTTCCGCCCCTATTGTCTCCAATGTTGAGCAGTGCCGCGCCTTGCCAGGTTGCATCATCGCTCAAATCGCTAAACGCGACCAGATTAGGCTGGAGTACATACAGCCGGTCAAGATACATTTCTATTTGAGAGCCAATCGGAGCAGCACCGAGCGGGGCAACCGTGGTGCCATCATAGGACTGCATCGATCCGGCGTTATTCTGCCAATAAACCTTGTCCTTACTTGACCATGTAGTAAAAGAAACGCGTTGCCCGCCGCTTTGCCCGCCGAGAATCAGGGTTGCTGCACCTGTGCTGTCGTTCATGCGGTAGATACCGGCGCCGGACGTGGCTAAGGTAATACCAAGGCCGCTCTGCTTGTAGAATCGGTAAAGCGACTTTATTGGGTTGGCATCAATCGCACTCGGATTATAGTTAGTCTGCCCACCGCGCCCGACCAAGTATCCGGATGCCACCGGATACATATTCTTACAGTCAAGCAGATCATTCTCACCGATATTGAGCGGCTGTCCGGTGAGGTTAGTTCCACCCGAAAAAGAGGAAAGTATTTCGGGCTTTAGTGCCATTTAAGCGGCTTACTTTTTCTTTGTGGAAATCCACGGCTTGTGTGATTCAGTTAACTCCACTTCGGGATTAGCAATCACGGCTGGTTTCTCCGGTATAACTGCTGCTTTAGCCATGCCAGTAGCCGGCATGCTAAGTTCGAATCGCTGCCAGCACTCAGGGTAATGATACCGTTTATTGTCCTTGCTTAGCTGGTAGGAATCGAGCTTCGCTACTTCCCCGCCGCATTGCGGGCAATAGATCGGCTGTAGTCCGCCTACTTGCTGAGGATCATAATTATTGTCTGCCATCGTCTAAAACCTCCTTGTAAACTCTAAAGTGTTTTGAACCGCAGTTTCCACATTGTGTTACTGGCAACATCGGGATACCAAACATGAGACACTCCAGACACTTGATAATTATTTGTGGTTGCGGTTCGTCGTTCATTTCCAGTTTTGTAACCGCCACTGCTTTTGTGCTTCGGTTAATGTACTCCAGTAGTCCATTTAATAATCGTTATAGGCTGTAGCGTGCGGCATATCCAAGTCGGACTCCTGATCGTGAAACATCCTCACAATCAGGTTTTCGTACTCCGCCTTAGTGGTCACGTAGTCTCCTAGATTATCGAAACGCGCGCCGTAACAATAAGCGCCGGCCACAATGCAGGGTGTGTGCTTTAACTTCCACTCAGTAATATCGTCGTTCTCTGTCAGACTCTCTGGGTCTTTGTACTTCCACACATAGAGCTTTTGCAGCTCGGTGGGCGCTAGCGGAGCAACATCCAGCGTCGGTATCGGGTGCAGTCGCAACGTATTGAGCCCGAAGATGCAGTAGTAACGCGGCTTGCCAGTCATCACGAAACCGTCAATTGCCATTTGCCTTAAAAAGTCGTCCTGACTAATCTTCTTCAATATCGAGTCGTAACCAAGCGCCGGAATGAACACTTTGTAGACCTTGTCCGTGTCGGTATTGAGATCGTAGTTTCGCCCGGTATTCATGTCCACGCCGTTGCCGGCAATCATTTGCGCGCGTTCTTCACGCTGTAGCGAATGGAGCAAGCCACGACTGGCTATATCGTCAAGGACAAGATTCACCCATCTCCCGATATTGCCGCGCATTGGGCCTGTACTGTCTTGCACAAGCTCAGCCACGGCCGAAATGATTTCGCTCTTCTTCAAGCTGGCTTCTCCACCTCACCCTGCAAGTATGCCGGAATGAACGGCGCCTCTTCCATGTGCACCAATGATTCGCGTTGCAGCTGCGCCTTGGCCATTTCCTGGCCGATTGACGTATCGTCAGCAGCTTTTCTGATCTCATCCTGCTCGGCGCGGAATCTGACTAGCTCATCCGGTGTCGCTTCGCTTAGCCTTGAGTACGGGTAGCGCTTGAATTTGATCTTTTTCACAAACTTAACGCCAAGCGCCTCGTCCGTAACCGGCACATGGCCGATGATGGTAGCCATATCGAGCACGTCGAGCACCGATTTAGGCACCGGCACAGGCACATCTTTTTGTATCCAGTAGGACACGCCGCCGGCGCCGACAAAGACATGCGTTTCTGTGTCATCCGGACCGCGCCTGTTTATTTCTATCCAGTAGTGCTTTTCGTTTCGCTGCCGCGCCTCTTCGTCTTTCTGCGCCAGGTCAAGTTTGGCCTGGGTATCTCTTTCCTGCTCGGCTAAGTGAATCTCGTCTACAACCTGCTTGTCGCCAGTCTCTTCGAGCAGCTTCAACGCTAGTGAGCGCTTTTGAGCATCTGTCAACTGATCTAGTGCCGCTTCAGTAGTAAGTTTCGACTTCATCTCTATTTTCGGCATAAATCTCCCTTTTTAATTTCAATTTCCATTATTTCTTTTTTAAGTTCCCAGTACTCAGGAGGTGCGGCTGTTTCCCCCTCCGGACATAGCCATAAAGAACAGAGGGGTCTGTGGTGCGGTGCCACTGTACAACCGGCCTTCGTAAGATACGGCAGTGTACTGATTGCGTTATCGCTGGTGTATTCGAGTTCAACGCCATAAACCTTCCTTGCCCAGACCGTCGCCAAACCGCAGCCAACCGGAGCACAACAATGAAACGGCGGCACACAAGTAGCGCATATTGGTTTGCTCAACTCGGTTATTTTCTGGTACAGATCAACTAACTCAGTAGGCATAATCGCCTATGTGCTTTATCGGAATAGTCGGATCGCACCAGACTTCCAGCCCCGCCTTCCAG